CGCTATTTTTTTACGCTTTTTAATACGTTACACAAAAATTATAATGCTTTTAAGATGTCGCCGAACTTTTCAGCGGTCTCTTTTTCTTTACTTTTGGATAAGTGGCTGTATGTGTTCATTGTGATAGCATAGTCGGCATGTCCTAGCCGTCTTTGTATCTCTTTGGGGTTTACATCGTTGTTCATTAAAAGGCTGGCATGAGTATGACGGAAACCGTGAAAGCCAATGTTAGGAACGTTGGCACGCGCAAAATGTTTTTTTAATTGAGTTACTTCGTTTATATAAGTGTATGTCTTTCCATTATAAGAGAATATCGGCGAATCTATAAGCCTAACAGTATTATTATTTTGGCACTTCTTCCACTCTTTCAGCATTTTAATAGTGTCATTGTCCAAAGCGATCGCCCTATTACTCTCTTTCGTTTTGGGCATGTTTTGCACTCCCCGCGCTTGTATCATTGTTTTGCTCACAGATACAGACTTATCAAAAAAATCAATATCAGACCATGACAGCGCCAAAGCCTCCCCGATACGTAAACCAGTAGCAAGTAAAAAGCGGTATAAAGTTATACGCCTTTTATTTGTTGGCGTTGTTTCCAAAGTGTCTAAGTATGTTAGAAATTGTTTAAGTTCTTCATTATCAAAGTATTTTATTTTTGAAACTTCTCTAATTTTGAGTTTTGGCGGGAAAACTTTAGTAGCTGGATTCTCTTCAATAGCCCCTAACTGTATACCATAGTCAAGAATACGTTTGATGATATTAACCATGACTTTATAATCTTTACACTTACCACGTTCGCGCTTGCCGTTTACTATTTTGGCCGTGTTCGCATTCTTTGCCCATTTATTAACGATTGTTTGTAATAACACGGGATTAATTCTATCAACTCTATACGCGCCAAGTTCGGGCAATATATAAACTTTCAAGTTATTGTTTACTATCCTTATGCTGTTGGCTTTAACAGTCAGCTTATAACTTTCAAACCAGCTCAAAGCCAAAGATTCAAAGTTATCAAAAGAAACTTTTTTTCTTGCAATTGTTTGACCGTTATTGATAAAATCATTTATAACTTGATGTGCTTTAGTTTCACACATCTTTTTGCTTTTTGCGGTTACGCTTGTTCGCACTTGCTTACCAGTCAGGACGTCCACACCTATATAAACATTAGCGCGGTACACTTTTGTGCCGTCTTTTTTTATATATTCTTTAATATTCATAATTTTTTCCTTTCCTTTTTGTACTAATGTCAGGCAAGGCAATGTAAAAGGATTGAGAAATATTGTTATTAGAGATATTTAGTTAACTGGTTTATTAGTTTATAGAGTTATTAAATTCTCTACTAATATAGTATTATTTACGGTAACAAGGTAACAAAGTATTATAAAGCTATATATATCAACACTTTAAGCTGTTACCGTTCTTTATATTAAGAGTAACAACAAAGTAACAAGGTAACAACTATAAAAAAAAGAGATTGATAGAAAACAAACTAAAAACAGCTTAATAGAGCCTTTTTATTTGGCAGAACTACCAACATAATGGCGCCAGCTTTTAACGTGGTTCAGGTTTGCACGTATTGGGGTTAAGTAAAAAAGATTCAATAATTTACTTATGGAATTGGTGGAAAAAGGGGGAATTTGTACAAAAATGTTCATATCCTATTATTGGTTTTAGAAAAAAGTGAAACCAAAAACATATAAATAAAATGAGATTATGGCTAGATAAAACTAACAAGGTTTAGACAAGGTTAATCACAAAATTGTGAAAAAGTATCTTTCGTTATCTGAGACCCTAAAAAAGGGGGTTCCGATTCGTTCCTCCCTAGCAAGTCGCGAATCACGACCCCCTTATAACAACAACGAAATTTTCGTTTTTGCCACTTGTGGCAGAAAGCTATACCGACATCACGTAGGGTATGAACAACATACAAAATTTACATGTAGTTATTCCCCATATAAATGGGGAAGCCGTCAACCATTACGCAGGGTATGAGCAACATACAATATTTACATACTGTCAGTATCATACTGAACAACCGTACCTGAAAGTACACTTGCTAATTGTTGGCAAATGTAAGCATTAAATTGACTTGGTATGTCATTGTATTTATTGATGTTTTATGATATTAATAACCGTGTCGCCCTCTTGTAAGTTCGCTTCTTAGTCTTAGTATCATTTTTATCAATAAAATTCTCATTTCATCTCCCACCAGTTTTTAGTGACTGGAAACACATAGATTTACAAATATCATGCGCACAAGCGCTTTTTATTTTGCATTCCTAAAATTTAGGACTTGCTATATAGATTTGAACCTTAGCATTTCTTAGCATAGTTTTATCTGAAAAACAGTTATACCTTATTGATATACAACCGTAGCAAAATATCCCCAAATAGTTGGTCTGTATTGAATTTCTACTACTTCAAATCCCTCGTGTTCCAACTCTTCTAAAAAATCATTGATATAATTCTCTAATCTTTTATCACTCCACCAAGAATGTAGCATTTTTACTTTCATTTCATCTCCTTTTTTAGTTGACAAAAACTAACAAATACAGTTGTTTTATACTATCTCAATATATCCGTCAACCATTGTTATTCCTTGACTTTCGCGCATCTTATAACTTTGGTAGTGTCATCTTTTGCGTTACCAGTACTAAATAATACTAAAGGTTTAATCTTATAGCGAGTTGCTACAAGCCTTTTAACGCAGGCATTTTCCCCTTAGTTATTTTTTGAACCTTTAGGGCTATGTTAATAAATGTTAAGGTTCATAGATATCTATATATGATTTTTACAAAGTATTAGTATATAATTGTCTGTTTTTATCGTTTACTAGCCGTTTCCAGTTCTTTTTGATTGTTTTAATTGCCTAGCTTATAGTTCCAAATGTGCTGGTTTCTTAGAAAAAATTCACTGATAGAGATTTAAAACAAACTATCAGAAATTATGTTAATATGTATATAAATACTAGTATAAGGTTGGACTCAAAATGACAAGATACAAGGTTAAGAAAAACCCTATTGAGGTTGAAGCTTATCAAACTAAAAAGGTTCTATACATTAATACTTTGGAAGGTGAAATGAAAGCTGAAGTTGGAGATTGGATAGTTACAGGAGTTCATGGTGAACAATACCCCGTAAAGCCAGACATATTTAAAGAAACTTATACAATCATGAAAGAGGTTAACGAATAGTTATCCTTTTTTATTTTGGTCTAACTTTTGTTTTTGAGGAGATTGAAGATGTACGTTTTTCGTAAGCTTGTTCTATATACTTTTCGGGGGTACTCTTAAAATCATCCCATTTAACAGAAACGACGTACCTGTCTTCTGCTTTCCAGTAGTTGTATTCTGTATTCTTGGGAATATAATAATTATAACTAATTTCCTTAATAGTTGTATCGTCATCTATTTTCACATAATTAATAACTGTTCCATCATTATCTTTGTATGTACCTTTATAGATTTTATCGTACATTTCTGGAAGTATCACAGCTAACACGCCATTTTTGGTGTTTCCGTCGCCATCATAAAGTGAAGCTTGGAGTTCGCGTTTAATATAGTTTTGGTTTTCCCAAATGATATTTTCAGCGCTGTAATTTCCTATGAGAGCAATTGTTACAGTAGAGTCTTTAAGATAATCGTCCCTTATCTTTCTCATTATATAATCAAAGTTTTCAGAGTTGATAGCTTCATTTAAAGATTTATCTATCATGCTAATCTCTAACTCCTCTTGTATGATTCTCTTATATTCAGCATTTTCTGTCTTAAAAGATATAAACACTTTATGCGCCATTTTTCTTTTCCTCTACTTTCGGTTTTTTATCATTTTGAGTAAGGTTTGTCCAATTTATATTTTCTTTTGAAATAATAGTTTCACAGCGTTCCACCAAATCAGCAAAAGGAAAGTCGGTCTCCCTATATATACCTGTGCTTGTTTGAAACATGATACGTTCTTTTATTAATAATTCAGTAGTTTGCCTATAAGTTATCCAAAGTTCTTTGTAGTTAAAGAGGGCCATGACTGATTCACAAATTAATGTAACTAGACTAGTAATCCCTGAAAGATATACTGACCAACCTAACGCGAGGATAAAAGGTGTGAGAGCCATACAAATATAAGATATTGTTTTGAAAAACATATAATATTTCTTATTACTTTTGCTCTTTTTATCATACCACTCAATTTGACTGTTTAATCTTTTGTCAACATAATCTGCTTCGTTTATTTCAACTTTATTTTTAAAATCAGTTTGGTTCAATTAGATATTTACCTCATTTCAGTCAGAATTATTGTTTACATTTGTATATGATAGTAAAAAAGTACTTACATCTACTCATTCATACCATTATAGAAATAATTATTTTATTGTTTTCAATTTTAAAGCTTCTTCAATTAAGAATATCGCTTCTGATAACTTTTTCACTTTAGGAGACAGAGGTCTAACAAATATATATACAATTGCAAAAATCATTGGTAAAACAGACCAATAAATAGCATGTATACTAACAAACAAGCCGGATAATGCGATGAAAAGAGCAACAAATCCAATCGAGTTTTCGTTAGAAAATTTGTTATTTTGAGCCTTAAAACTGTTTAAAAGTAGTCGTAAATATAGTTCAGAATATTCAGTAGATAAATTGATGATTAAACTCTCTAATGTTTGATCATCTTTCTCTAAATTTTTGTATTTCGTATGTATTTCTTCTAAAAATTCTAGAGATTTACCATCATAAAATTCATTATTAATATTTTCGTTTACCTTAAAAGTTGTAAAATTAACTCTCATCAGTAACCACCTAATAATATTAAAGGGTAAAAATAAATCTACAGTTAATAAAATGATAAAGATAGCTACAAATATTAAAAATATAATAAAAATCATTAAATAATCCTATTTCTCTTTCTAGTTGTCAATATTTTACTTCAAGAATAATGGGTATTATTCCGAAAAATCCCTCCAAGGGAAATTCTTACCCCACCAACTCAAACCAGCACAGCTCATACAGCAACGCACACGCCTCGTCATAGGCGTTGTGATGGTAGCCGTAGAAGTCTAAGAAGTATCATTTAATTAAAATGGCATATAAAAATAATCAACATCGACCTTATTAATCTTTTTAATTCCCAAACTATCTAAAATGTTCTTTGAAATATAAGATGTTATTTCTTCAGAAAGAGAAGATTTTATTGATATTGAAAGATGTTTGTCAAAGTCAAAGAAAATATTTTCCAAATTTTTTTCGTTTAATGGGTGTACACTTACTGAAGCACCTTCTGGGTTATCTAAATCAAAAATGTAACCCTTGAATGATACAGGAAACAACTCTCCTGCAATTTCTATATCGAATTTGAAATATGCCGATTCTTTATTTTTTGTATATCCGTCATTCTGAAAATTTTTAAATACAAATTGATAAGGTGCATATTCAAAAAAATCAGAAGGAGTTATTTTTAAATATAAGCAAATTTTATCTAATGTTGAATAGTCTATTTGAGAAGTTGCATTATTTACTATTTTGGAAATAGTAGATTGGGCTATTCCAGTATCTTTAGCAAGTTTTGAGGCTTTTATAAATCTTTCAGCAAGTAAAAGATTGAGTTTATTTATAATCATAAAAATGTCTCCTTTTTTATATTTTAGCACACGCACTAAAAAAAGTAAACAAACACTATATTTTTTATCCTTGACAAATTAAAATAAATGAGGTATCCTAATATTTGTTATAGTGCTAACGCAATAAAAAAATCCGCTCAGCTATAAAAATATAAAAAATAGAGGTAAATATGCTAATAAATAATTTTTCTGTTTTGGTTGTCAAGAGAAGATTGAGAGCTTATCAAGTATCAAAAGGTACAGGTATTGCAGAAAGTACACTATCTTCTTTCGTAAATATTGTAGATAATGAAAAAGATATTAAATTGTCAACTCTCATTAAGCTATGCAACTACCTTAACTGTACGCTTTCCGAACTTATCGAATATATTCCAGAACCAAACTCAAAATAATCATCTTATTAAGAACAAACAGAACGGTTTGCAAAGCTTTCCGTAATGTGCTTACGCAACTATCCAGCCGTTGCAAGTATTGAGAGATGATTCTAAAGCCTAAGCATGGCTCTAAACTACTGCCCCAACATGACCGCAATGTCTTTAAACGAAGTAGAAATGAGGACAAATGAACTTACAATTAGTCAATCAAGAGTTATTCAACGGTATTACCTGTGATGTTTGGCGTAATGATAATCATGAAATTTTCATGACAACTGAACAACTTGCTCAATGTATTGGATATCAAACTAGATATGGTATTACAAAACTAGTACAGAAAAATAAGTATCTCAAAAACAGAGAATTTTCAGTTAGTGCCAAATTGGCACACGGTGACGGAAAGCAATACGATACTCGAGTATTTACGTTTGAGGGAATCAAAGAAATTCTTTTCCTTGCTCCAAAAAGTGAAACGGCTCGAAAATTCCGTGAATGGACACGTAGCGTATTGAATGCTTATTTCAAAGGCGAGTTAGTCAAAGCAAAAGAAATGGCGAAAGCTACTATCACACGTAGAGATTTGTCCACCGCCATTAAGGAAAGTCCACACTTTGAGCCGAACTATCACGTTATCTTTGCTAATATGCTGACGGCTCTGGTTACTAACGGCAAATATAAGAGTGTCCAAGGCATGAGAAAAGCGCTAGGACGTCCTAACGCAAAACTTAAACAAATGCTTGATAGCCCCGAAGAATTGCAATTACTGCAAACTTATGAATCGAGTATTACTAATTTACTAGATTTAGGTTTTGACCGACACCAAATCAAAGAATTTTTGACAAAAGAAAAATCCCTACCGCGACCAAACGAAAAGGATTAATACAAAATTAGCATGAGTCACGCACTAACGTGATTTCATGCTCTTATTTTACCATAATGAGAGGAATTTTCAACATGAATAAACCAGTAACCAAAGAAACTTATATCCTAGACGATTCAATCGCTTTCGAGCTTATGGACTTATTAAAAGCCAAAGCACGCCACTTTATCCAACTTAATGAGTACGTTTATCGCTTGTTTGACGGTCAATCAGTAGTGACTTTCACAACGTTGGAAAACGATATCCAAGTAGAAATGGTTAAGGGGTAAGAAAATGGCAACAATAGACGAAAAATTGAATGTACGTGCAGAAATCGAACAAGCAGTCGCAAAGCAATGCGATTATATAGAATTTAACCCAGTATTTGAAGATTTATTTTTCTCTCTTAACCGCCTCGAAGAACGGGACGGCTTTAAATTGGAAAAATACGATATCTATCAAGCGTTAATGACCGCTTATAGTGTGGGATTTAATCGCGGTAAAAAAGCGCACAAACCTACAAAATGGCTAGAAAAAGAAACCGAAGAATTTGAAGATTATTGGCAACTCTATAACACTGTAAAAAATCAGGCTATTAAAGATATATCAGGCGGAAGCGTGGCAAGACAAAGCCGTGAATTTCATTCTTTGGTAACTCGAAGAATGTACGAAGCAGGAATGGCAGAGGAAAAGAAAAACTGGACTTCTTGGGATAAGTAAGGAGGTAAGCCGTGAATGAAGACACACTAACAACCCTTGTGGCGCATGGCTTAGTTGATGAAGTCATTCATCTATTTAATGAACATCTTAGCACACAACTCAAAATCAGAAATGAAAAGCGAGTATTACCTTATATCTCTAAAAAGCGTGTTATGGAAGACTTAGATATATCAGACGGCACACTTGATAATTGGGAAAAGCACGGCTTGAATCGCTATAAGCCAAAATATAAGACTTCACTTATTTACTATTTGATTGATGATATATGCAAATTCATCATCATAGATACTTAGCAACTTGTCAGGCAAGGCAAATTTTATTAGAGGATTGAGAAAATGCAAAATATTATTAGAGCTTGTTCTTATGTGGCTGGTATTGATAGCGTAGGGTTGCGAAGTTTAAAAGCCTATCACACGGAGCTGACAGATAAGCAGATTGAGAAATTAGACCCGTTAAACGCCAATACAGGCACCGTTGATTATTCTTTTAAAGTTCGTAAATATAAGCATGGTATCCGATTTGAGGGCGAGAAAGAGGGCGGAGAAATCAGCTTATTTGATGAGGTAGCGAAATGATAGAACACCACCAAGGCTACACGGCAAGGAAACGGCTAGGGCGGAATAGTTTCAGGACGACAGGAAAACACCCCTATAAGATGATTCACAATGCAAGAGCGGTTAAATATGACTTAATACAGCAGTTTGAAGCTAGCACAAGCATAAACTTACCTAGTGGAGTGAAAAGCAACTTATGCACTCAATCAGTGCCGATTTTAGGTAAGCAACTGGCTGGCATGAAAGTACAGATAAAGGAAAATAAAAAATGAAACTAAAAGAATTACAAACAATTGACCAAAATATCATTAAATTTCTTGCTGAACATCGAGGAATTGACCGAGCTGTAAAAGGCAAGATTTTAGCACAAGCCCTTGATATTGATTTTAGAACGCTTCAAAGCAGAATTGAGTACCTCCACAAGCAAGGTTGCGCCATTGGTTCGATTGATAACGGCTATTTTATCCCAACTAATGAAGACGAGCGCAGAGCTGGAATTATCAAGAAACAACGCACAGGCATAGCGATTAATAATGCAGTCAACGGCTACACCCTTGCAGAACTTGATTGGATTGACCAACTTTTTAAGGAGGACTAACAAAGTGAATTGTTATTTATGTGGTAAACCTCTAAAAGAAAATGAAGTCATTCCCTATCAAGAGCGACAAATTTGTGATGAATGTGAGTATAGACTGGAGGTTGACCATTGATGACACCCAAAGAACAAGCCCTAAACTGTATTAATCGCGGTTTTTCTGTTATCGCTGGTTATCCCGCTGGAAAAAGTGAGAGGGCTGTTATCCGCGGGACTTCAAGCGGAACACTTGACGAAATAACAGCGAGCGCGTGGTTTGATGAAATACCGAACCGCAACATCATGATTAATCTTAGAAATAGCGGTTTGATTTGTATTGATTTAGACCAGCACCAAAACGGACAGAATGGGCGGAGTGTTTTTAGTCGATTGTGGAATGAACACAGCGCGGGCGAAATATTAAGTACCTATGTCGAAAAGACACCCACAGGCAACGGCTTGCATGTTTTCTTTAAAGTTCCTAAAACATTTTTTAACAATCCGCTTGTCAGTGAACTAGCGGACGGCGTGGAGATAAAGACACACTTCACACCAATCTACCCAAGTAAACGCATAGACGGCGATTATATCCCTTTGAATGATACAGAAACTAACGAGCCACTCACTTTTGATAACCTTTCTGATTGTCCTGACTGGTTACTTGAAATGATACAGCGACCGCAGGCACGCGCAACAACTGGCACAAGTAGCCGAACTTATGGCGCTGAAATGTGGGAGTTATTCAACCAAGGCGCAAGAAAAGGCAACCGAAACAACGACACGAACCGTATTCTTCACTACTGGCGAAAAATCGGCATTGATAACAATCATTGCATGGACTTATTGCGAACCTTTAACAATCGAACCAGTCCGCCCTTACCTGATGACGAGCTGGCAACTATTTGGAAAAGTGTATTCAAGATGAAATAGAAAGGAAGTCATGACAGACCAACTAGAAAAACTTGTGGCAGAAACGCCACAGGGAAACGTAAGAAGTCCCAAACCTCAAATAGAGGACTTCACAGATTATGGCGAGGACGGCAAAAAAGTCGTTAATATCGCAGGTTATCAAGACAGTTTGAAAGACTGGCTAGAACAAGAAAAAGAAATCATTAATCACCCTGACTATGTCAAAGCAAATACTCAAACGCTTAGAGCGGTTAGAAAGCTATTCTTTGAACACCGCAATTTATTTTTAAGCATACCAAAAGCAGACGGCAACGCACCCAAGTCACTAAGTCCCTTAGATACGGCTAGAATCATCTATAAGACACTCAAAGTCATCAAACTAGACCACCAAAGCGGACTGTTAGGCGTTTATAATCCTGAACTAGGAATATATGAAACGAATGAGAACTTCTTTCATCGGCTCATTTATTGGCTAGAGCCGTCATACAGTCAGGCACGATCAAAAGAGGTTCTCTTTAAACTTGAAACCTTAGCAGAGGTTAAGCAACAAACCGCAGAAGCTCACTTAATCCCAGTAGCGAACGGTATTTTTAATAAGAAAACGCAAAATTTAGAGCCATTCAGTCCTAAATACGTCTTTACGTCAACCATTGCGACCAAGTACAACGCCAATGCTAAAGCACCTAATATTAAGGGTTGGAACGTAGATGACTGGTTACTTGATTTAATGAGTGGAGATAAAGAACTTGTCAGCCTTTTATGGCAGATTATTTCCGCAAGTACCAACGGCAATTACTCCTATCGTAAAGGCGTTTGGCTCGTCGGTAAAGGAAATGACGGCAAAGGTACATTTCAGAGCCTCATCATGAACTTAATCGGACGTGAGAACGTGGCAAGTGTCAAAGCTGAACAATTTGCGGAACGGTTCGCCCTTTCCCAAGTCGTTGGCAAAACTTGTATTATTGGAGATGACAGCCAAGTCAGTTACTTAGACAACGCAGGAAATTACTTTTCAGTAGTGACTGGCGACCCAGTACCGATTGAAGCGAAAGGAAAGCAACCCACCTTAGCAGTATTTAACAAGCTAATTATACAATCAACTAATTTCTTGCCTAAGTTTAGAAACAAGTCGAACGGAACTTATAGGCGTTTGCTTATTGTTCCTTTTAACAAGTCTTTCACGTCAGACAATGACAACTGGAAAATAAAAGATGATTATATTAAACGCAAAGACGTTTTAGAGTATGTCCTTAAAATCGCCTTATCGCTTAACTTTGAGAAGTTTGACGAACCCAAAGCCACACAAGGGCTGTTAGATGACTTTAAAATCAGCAATGACAACGTACTGGCGTTTGTAAATGATATGTTTGAGGAGTTCGTCAGTGATTTTCTACCGACTACTTTTCTAAGTGCCTTATATCGTGCATGGTGTGAAGATGAGGGAGTGAAACCCTTTACTAAGCGAGAGTTTGAAAATAAACTACCTGACCACATTAAAGAAAAATGGATAAAAACAACGCAAAGACCAAATAGCGCAGGCTTTAATAGAGCTGTCGATTTACATCGAGCCAATGAAATGGAATTGTTTAGACGGTTGTTTTATTGGGACGATGAGAAACATAAAAAAGTCACTAAAGGTTATTCCCGCAAGAAAAAATAAAAGTGTTACTGAAAATCGGTAACACGTTACTGTTAGAAGTAACAGCTTTAACCCTATGGTTAAGCCGTTTATAGGTATCTGTTACTCTGTTACCGCAAAAACACCTACTCGCTAGGAATTTATCAGAGGAAATAAAAACATGAAAAAAGCACGCTGTCCGACAAAATGAATTTACTGACAAATGTTGACATAAAAAATACTACAAATAACTACATATAAAAAATGGAGAAAATAAAATGAACCAAAATACAAAAACAATCTTATCTAACCTTTTTACACTAACTAGTGAACTTTCAGAACCTACTTCTAACCTTATTAACATTGAGGGAGCGAACGAAACACCAGCCACTCATAAAGACTTAGCGGAAGGATTGCATGAGAATCTTATTGATCTTACTGAAGTTTTGGGCTTATCTGTGGAAGAACTGACAGCGCCGCAGGAATATGAGCCACAAGAAACAGTAAAATCAATCATTAAGGAAATGCAAGAGCTGACCTTTGCACCTCATGAAATATCAGGCAATGACACGCAAGTTTTTGCGGACTTACTTACTGATAGTATCGAGCGTTTAATTAAAGCGTTAGGATTGAATGACATGAGCCTTTCGGCAGAGAGTAAAAACAAACCGCATGAATTGGCACTCAAAGCACAGTTACAAGACTTGCACGCGCTCAATCATTCCATGTTTAAAGAAGATATCAACGAAGTGCCACGGTTCACAGACGGTACAATCATCACAGCCAAAGACTTAGCAGATATGAACCTCAATGCTTTAGATAATATCGCGGAATTAATCGGCTTTGAGTTAGAAGAATAAACAAAAAGAGCCTAGTCAATGACTGGGCTTTTTTAACGTTATGTGGAAATAAAAAACTTATAAAACTTGTCTTTTTACTTTGTTATAATCAAAAGGACGTATAAACAGAAACGAGGGAAAACAATGACACCGAAACAGCGTAAATTTTGCGACGAATATATAAAAACAGGAAACGCCACGCAGTCGGCTATTAATGCAGGGTATAGTAAGAAAACAGCATACAAAATCGGTGCTGAAAACCTCAGAAAACCTCAGATTAAAAAATACATTGATAGCAAGTTAAAAGACATTTCAAACAATGCCATAGCAACCGCAGAGGAAACCTTGGGCATATTAACACAGATAGTCCGCGGAGAGCATACAGAGCAAGTGATAACAGCAGAGGGCGACGTCATAGACAAACACCCTGATACTAATCAAGTCATTAGGGCGAGTGCTGAAATCTTAAAACGTTACCCGCTTGCCCAAGACATTAATATCAAAGGGAATTTAAACGTGAGCAATCCTTTTGAGAATCTAACGGAAGAGGAGCTTAGAGCCTTAGCAAGCAGAGAGGGGTAAGCGTGAAAGATAAAATAGATAGAATCATAAGTGATTATATTAACGGGCGCACACAAGCCAAAATAAAAGCAATTGAGAGCCGTTATCTATACAGGGTAAAACAGGACAACCTAGGGATTAGAACAGCTTATAAAGGCACAGCGGAGCCAGAGGGTAACACATTAGACAAGGAACGCATGGAAGAGGATAAAGAGCTGATAGGATTAAGGCGAACACTTGAACTTTTAGGAGCTTTATACAATACTTTAACAATATCAGAAAAAAGAATCATAGAGTTAAAATATAAAGGGTATAACGGTTTTACGTGGTATCGTGTCGCTATGGAGTTAGAGAGTGCAGGCATAGACATACCTATCAAGAGAGCTAAAAGAATATACTTTTCTTTCAAAGAAGACGTGGCGCGTGTTTTGTAGTGTTTTTGTTTGGAGGGTGATACATGAATAAAACAGAGTTTAATATCAGGCTATATCTTTCGGGAGTTATGGAGCCATGGACTGACAGGATAGAAAGCACAGGCAAAGAAACGCCACAACGTTTTATACTAAACGCAATGACAGAGCTGTTTGATTCATTGAGCGATGATGGCATAGAGTTGATAAAACTTAGATACATGGAACGATTGACACTATCAGAAGTTTCAAGTCGTTATCTGTTAAACGAACGTACTGTTAGAAACCACACGAACCCAACTATTAAACAAGTCAAAGACATTATAAAACAAGGCACAGAACAAGCACAGCACGCGCGTGAGGTTGATTGA